ATAATTATGACAAGTAAAATTAAAGTAGATAATATAAATAAAGTTTCAGATGATTCAAACATCATCAATAAATGTGGATCAACAACTACTATAGGATCAGGATCTGGTAATACAATCGTTGTTTGTGGTTCAACAGTTACAATCGGTAGATGTGGTGGTACCGTTGCTTTAGCAAGTGGTGCAACACAGACAGGTTTTGGTAGAACAGGAACTGTAAATTGGCAAACAGGATCAATTAAAACATCCACGTTTACAGCAGTTGATGGACAAGGATTTTTTGCAGATACTTCAAGTAGTGCATTTAATATGAATTTACCAGCAGGTAGTGCTGGTGCAATTGTTTCTGTTGCGGACTATGCAGAAACTTTTCAAAATAATAATTTAACTATTGTGCCTAATGGATCAGATAAAATTGGTTCTCAAAATCAAAATGCAACTTTATCAACTAAGGGGCAATCAGTAACTTTAATATTTGTTGATTCAACACAAGGTTGGATTAATACAATGGATTCAACTTCTAACGTAAGAGGTATAAATCCTTACATTGTCGCTTCAGGTGGCACAGAGTCAGTTTGTGGTGATTGGAAAATTCACAAATTTACAGGACCTGGTAGTTTTGTTGTTTCTGGTGCTGGAACATGTGCTGGTTCAAATAAAGTAGATTATTTAGTAGTAGCAGGTGGTGGAACTGGAAGTAGAGTAGGAGGTGACCCTCAAGGCGGCGCTGGTGGTGGAGGAGGAGGATTTAGAGAATCTGTTCCAAGTCCTGCATCATGGACTGTAAGTCCTTTAGCAAACCCAGGTAATGCGAGACCAGTTTCTATACAAAGTTACCCAATAACAGTTGGTGCAACTGGTAATACAAGTACATTTTCAGATATTTCATCAGCAGGAGGTGGTAATGGTGGAGGTTTTATAGGAGGATCAGGCAGTGCAGGTGGTTCAGGTGGTGGTGGTGGCGCACAAGGTGGTTCAGGTGGTTCAGGTAATAGTCCTCCAGTCACTCCTCCACAAGGTAATAGTGGTAGCCCGGCACCAAGTCCAACCACTCCAGGTGCAGGTGGTGGAGCTGGTGGTTCAGCATCTGGTACAACAGCGGGTGCGCAAGTTACAACAAATATTACTGGAGCATCTGTTGGATATGCAGGTGGTGGAGCAAATGGAACCGGAGCTGGTCCAGGATGTGGTGGTGGTGAGCCAAGTGGAGGGGCTAGAGGTACAGATGGAGCTACAAATACAGGTGGTGGTGGTGGTGGACAAAATGGACCTGGAGGTCCAACACAAGGTTCAGGTGGGAGTGGAATTGTTGTATTAAGATACAAATATCAAAATTAATATGTATTTACTGAACTTTAAAACTAATATATAAGGAGAAACATTATGGCACATTTTGCAAAATTAGGAGTTAATGGAAAAGTTATCGCTGTTCTTACGATGGACAATGATAAAATGAAAAATGCTGATGATGTTGAAGATGAAACAGTAGGTCAACAGTGGTTAGAACATCACAATAACTGGCCTGCACAAATGTGGATTCAAACATCTTACAATACAGCTGGTAATCAACATAAATTAGGTGGTACACCTTTTAGAGGAAACTATGCTGGTATAGGTTATACTTGGGATGAAGATAATCAAATTTTTTGGCCTGTAAAACCTTATGCATCGTGGGTAAAAGATATGACAACTGCAGGTTGGAAATCACCAGTGGGTGACGAGCCTGCACTAACTGCAGAGCAAACTTCACAAAATGAAGCTGGCACACACAACTGGATTTATAGTTGGAATGAATCAGGCCAGTCTTGGGACTTGACAGACACACTAGCATAAATTACAAAGGTATGTGGTATGCAAAAGAAAGTATTATCTGAACAATCATTATATTACGGTAATATAGCAATGCCTAAAGGTTGGGACATTGATCGTGAAGAGTTATCAGAAAACATATTGAAATCAAACATAACAGACTCACCTTTTCCATTTTCAAGAAATTTCGATATGTTGAATACATATTTAAGAGAACATATAAATGTAGAATATGATTTTACTTTAATTAATAAACAAACATGGGGTAACACTTATAAACCTCAAGAACTTTCAATTCCTTTATTAAATATAGATCCTGTAGATCTACGTAACTCACCAGATTTTACATTGCTATATGGAGTTAAAGTTGATAATTGTTCTGTTAGAATTCATTATGATGATAACAGACGTAAAGGTAGGAGTTGGGATATACCACTTACGAATAATAAATTTATAATGTTCCCATCCACTAACATGTATTATTTAACTAACAATCAGACTAGTAGTTTGAATTTTGTACAAACAATAACTTATGAATATATCTAATTATTACTGGTACTTTAAAAGTGCGTTGACACCTAGATTTTGTGATGATGTAATTGAATATGCTAACTCACAAAAAGAAGTTATGGCTAGAACCGGTGGCTATGGTGAAAAAAAATTAAATAAACAAGAGGTTTTAGATTTAAAAAGAAAACGAAACTCTGATTTAGTTTGGCTTAATGATACTTGGATATATAAAGAATTACATCCATATGTTCACGAGGCAAATAGAAGTGCTGGTTGGAACTTTGATTGGGAAAGATCAGAGTCTTGTCAATTTACAAAATATAAATTAAATCAATACTATGATTGGCATTGTGATAGTTGGGATAAACCTTATGAAAAAAAAGGACCAGATCATGGTAAAATTAGAAAACTATCTATGACTTGTCAATTAACAGATGGTTCAGAATATCAAGGTGGTGAATTAGAGTTTGATTTTAGAAACTATGATCCGCACATGCGAGATGAGTCAAAACATAGGATACAATGTAAAGAGATACTACCCAAAGGATCTATTATTATATTTCCTAGTTTTGTGTGGCATAGAGTTAAACCAGTAACATCAGGCACAAGATATAGTCTTGTGGTATGGCACTTAGGAAAGCCGTTTAGATAATGTATATAAATAATTATTTTAACACAACAATATGGTCAGAAAATAAACCAGAGTTTGTTAAATCTTTAAACAAAGCTTCTAATAAATATATTATGGAAGCTAAAAAAAGAAATAAAGACTATATAAAAAAATATGGTGATTTTGGAACAGCACATCACTCAACACCACTTACAGCTGACAATGATTTTTTAGATTTTAGAAATTACATAGGTCAAAAGTCTTGGGAGTATTTAGATCATCAAGGTTATGATATGTCACAATACTCAACTATGTTTTCTGAATTATGGGTACAAGAGTTTGCTAAAAAAGGTGGTGGTCATCACTCTGCGCACATACATTGGAATCAACACGTATCAGGTTTTTATTTTTTAAAATGTAGTGATAAAACATCATACCCAATATTTCACGAACCAAGGACTGGTGCAAGATCTACTAAATTAAAAATGAAACCAAATTTAAAAGGTGTATGGACAGGTTCAGAACTTATTCATTTTAAACCTACACCAGGTACATTAATTATATTTCCAGGCTATTTAGAACATGAGTTTGCAGTAGATCATGGTAAAGAACCATTTAGATTTATACACTGGAATATACAAGCAGTGCCACTAGGAATGGCTAAACAATGAGTTTTAAAAAAAATAAATACACAGTTATTCGTCAAGCAATATCAAAAGACTTAGCAGCTTTTGTTGCAAACTATTTTTGTATGCAAAAGCAAGTATACGATACTTGTAGAGCTTCTAGATACTTTTCACCTTTTGAAAATATATTAGGTTATTATGAAGAACCAAATGGTCAAATACCAAATACATATTCTGCTTACGGTAATATTGCCATGGAAACTTTATTACTTAAATGTCAACCAGGTATGGAAAAAGCAACAGGATTAAAATTATATCCTGCATATACTTATGCTAGAATTTATAAAAAAGGTGATGAACTTAAAAGACACAAAGATAGATTTAGTTGTGAGATATCAACTACAATGAATCTTGGCGGTGATGATTGGCCAATATATTTAAGCCCGAATGAAAATGTTGGTGCACCAGATGGTAAAAATATTACAGTTGCTAGTAAAGCAAAAGGAGTAAAAGTAGATTTAAAACCTGGTGATATGTTAGTTTATAGGGGGGTAGAGTTAGAACATTGGCGAGAAAAATTCAAAGGCAAAGAATGTGTTCAAGTTTTTCTGCATTATAACAATCGTAAAACACCGGGAGCTAAAGATAATATGTTTGACAAACGTCCACATTTAGGACTTCCTTCTTGGTTTAAACGATGATATATTCTTAAATGGAGGCACGGCACCACCACATACCCCGTGTCTCCTTTTAAGGATATATTATGAGTTTAGGATTTGACGCAATATCAGCATTACCATTTGCTACATCAGGACCCGATACAGATGTACAAGTTTCCGTAACCGGTAACCAGGTTACAATTAGTATTGGTAGCGCTGGAGTTATTGCCGATTCAGTTGTTGAAAGTTTAACAGCAAATCAAGTGACTTTAGGTCTTGGAACTTTAAGTATTACAGCTGATGCTAATCACACACTTACAGGGTCTCAAGTAGTCTTAAATACAGGTAATGTAACAGTTAATATTGATGTAGATGTTATACCATCAGGTGTTGACTTGACCTTGGCTACAGGTAATGTTACAATAACTGCTGACGCAAATTTAACACTTAACGGCAATGCTTTATCATTAGATACAGTAGAGCCGGGAGTTATTACGTGGAACGATATAGTACCAGGAGCAAACATGGTTTGGACACCAATAAAACCTTATTAATATGGCATCAACATTTTCATCAGATTTATCATTAGAACTTGTAGCAACCGGCGAAAAAGCAGGTCTATG